ATCATATTCCCTTTGGACACCACTTGACATATAAGTGACTAAGGTGTCCGACTCTGGAATTAAGAGGAAAGAACTATTTCCACGATGCTCGTCATAATGTACGGGGACTGCAAATTCGTCATTAATAATAGTTGCCAAACTATCTATTATATCGTCATAAATTGTATTTGTGAAAGTAATTGGCATTAATATCTCGATGTTCTTACTGATTTAATCGGTGTGAATGCTTGATCCAATACCCCACTCACTTCCAGCTCATATTCGTCGTTGGTAGTATAAAGACCCGCAGCAAAACGAATCCACATATGATGTGCCGCTGGTTGCCAGCCACAATCAATTATTTCTTCACTAACGTCTTGGTTCATTTTTAAGCCTTTTTCATTTCTTGTATAAGTCGAATATTTGACGGTTGTATTAGCAGACCCTGCCGTAATTGTGCCTCCAGTAGAAATAAGAATTTTGACTGCATCCCATTGAGTGCTCGCCTTTCCCTTCACATCAACTATCCCGCCAGTTGTATTTGCATTAACAGAAACGTCTTTTAAAATGCCTTTGTATTTTTGCTCGGACTCACTGCTGTATAGAGTAATTTGACCAGTTCTGAGCATATCCAACCAGCCTGTATTTTGCTCGTTTATAGCTTGGTTTTTTATTAGGTCAGCTTTCTCTACGTCGTACGGTCTTATTAACGATTCTACCGCCATTACAGCCGTGCTACGCACTATAATTTCAGGATAATCATTACCAACTGCATCAGATGTTCCAATTCCTTTGTTTTTATAAATCGGAAATGGTAAATAAGAACGAATAAAATCACTTGCTCTTTTTACTGCTTCAGTTTTTAAATCACTCCAATCCCTAGACGATTCAAACATTGTTGAGTTCATTACTGAAACACTTAGTCCCCCCATGAAAAATTGCAATCTATCTGAACCCGAATCATATTCATACTCGTTATTAGCATTAGGAGTGTCCGTTACTTTTGTTTGCTCTGCCCCATCCTTATATAATTGACCACTAACGTCACTTGAATTATGTAGGTAATAAAGGTTGGATGTTCCTGACTCTACCCAATTACTCGCCAAAACTCTTTTGTGGTCGTATTCCCCCAAATATGGCTCAATAAACGATAGGTCTGTGGTTGTATCGCAATAACTTTCTTGGTATGTACTCATGCTCTGGCTCCAATTCTATGTGGAAAATCAATTTCTATAATCTCCAATTCTAAACTCCTAATAGATTCAATTAATTCAATTAACATTTCTTTCTCATCTATACAAGTATTATCAATAATGACATTTGTAATATCAACACACTCAGCAATCCTTTTACATCTAAGGATAGTTTCAAATGCGTTTTGATCTGTATCAACACCAGTTGTTATTTCTGTGATCTTTTCCATGTCAAATAGTCCGCCCCCTCATAGGGGTCGAAAATGGTTGTAATTAATCTGTTGTCATTATCATCGTATTTAGGATCAATAATTGTTACGGGTGCATTAAATATATTTTTATCATCTAATCCTAATTTATTAGCGTAATTATCTACCCTCTTAAAAGAAGCAACTTGAATAGCGTGACTGATTAATCCGTTTGAAGGGTCTTTCAATACTTGATACCCGCTTACGTGAGTATGCCCAGCAGTTAGTATGTGGTCTCTCCAACCAGTTTGAACCGCCCTACTAACTGCATGAGCCGTATTCCAGATAGAATGTCCCTTAAATTGATGCCTTGCATTAATCCTAACACGTTTTCCATTTGGAAACTTTAAATTGATTCTCACCCCATGATTATTATAGACTGTTTTTGTCCTTCTCATTATAAATTCTAATGGATCACCATCGCCCGACCATACATCGTGATTCCCTCCAACTAAATAAAGCCAATCCAGGCTTGAAATAAAATGCTCTGATATTGCCCAGGATTCTTTTGCCGTTGTACTCTGTTGGCTGTATAAAGCTGCAAGCCTACCTATCCAGTTGTTCTGAATGTCTCCTAAATTGCCAGCAAATAGCCCTTCAACTTTATTAATTTTGGTTGTCAGGGCAAATATCTCAGAAAGGTCTGTTCCGTCATCATCAACGTGAGGATCGCCAAAGTGACAAATGCCTATCGGACCATCTATATTAATTGAAACATCAGTACAAGAATCATAAATATTCCTTTCTTTTTTTACGGTATATTTTTTTATTCTAAAATTAATTAAATCATCAATATCCAACTCTTTGTTTGGTTCTTCGCTTACAGAATAAGGTTTTGCTCTAATAATTTTAATTGACGTAGACCTTCTTCTGCATTCATTACATCTATATCTTTGTTTCCCTGCGGGGGTACTCCCAGCCTTATGGATACTAACAGATGAACAAAAAGCGCAGCTCAAAACATTACCATTTAAGTCTCTCATTTCTTCGTGCCTTATTTTCATTTCAAGCATTCTTAACAACAATTTCTTTAAAATGATCAACAGTACCCGACCCTTTTGATGTATTATAAAAGGCCTTCCAATAAACAGCTTGATCGTCTAATGTCTTTGGAAGTGATTGTGGTACTCTCCAATAGTGTAACCTACAGACAATGATCATCGCTTTAATATTAGTTGTTAGGATTTCTCGCCAATCATCTTCTATAGGATTGGTAAAATGTTTCCAATCTAAATAACAAATATCTGCGACTTTCTTCATAAGCGGTTCACGGTATTTCAAGTAATCATTGCAAAGGCTAACCGCTACCCACGGTTCGCATTGAAAGAATCCTCTGGCTATGTTATCACCACCAACTTGCATTAGATATTGATATTTTGATTCTACTAAGCCAGTTCTGTGAACTAAAATTACAGCATCATCAGAAGCATATTTAGAACCAACCTTCATCAGAGTGTCCTTAATAACTGTCATCATTTGAAGTGAATTAATCACTACTTCATTGACCTCATTGCTTTTTTTATATCAGCAATTAATTTATCATCTTTCTTAGATGGGGTGGCTTTAGCAACCAAATCTAAAACCCAGATAATAAAGCCTTTTAAACCTTTCTTTTTTATTTGTCTTTCAATGTATTTCGATGCCCAACTCATTTAGATTCTCCTTTTACCATTTTACTTAATCCCTGCCAAACTACATCCAGAAGTATATCGTCCTTGTCCGAAGGTGACATCTTAACCAGTTTCTCAAGAACCATAAACCCAAGTAAAACCCATTCCCAATTCATTTGTAGCCATTCCATTTTATATACTCCATGTTATTATGAAAGAAATAATTGCCATACCGCCCAATATATAATTACGCCAATTCTCGAGTAATCTCATGCGACCATTGGATATTTTTAGTTGTTCTTTAATATCAGGCAATTCTCTATTTAAAATTGTTTCAATTCTTGTAAGTCTTTCTTTAACATCGCCACGGTAGTCATCTATGTTTTGATATTCCATTTCATTTGCCGTTAATTCTTGAAACCGAACCCTTTATTTCCATAAGGACATCACTCATATCGTTAATTTCCTTTACAGTATCTTCGTGTCTTCTATCTCTGGTTTCATCGGAGCGGTTCCATCTTTCAATTAATTTAATCATCATACCTTCCATATTCTCCAAGGTTTCTTCCTGTCCTTTATTAATGACCTGTAATTCTTGGATAGATTCAGCTTGCTGTTCACTACGTTTAGCATTTTGATATACCATAAAGACGAACATACAACCCACTACACCAATCATACCAGCTTCTGCATATAATTCTAAGAAGGATTCCATTATTTAATGCCTTACAAAGAACATAATATTCAAAAAATATAATTTTTGAGGCATTAGTTTGATCATTATTTCTTTTTCCGTTTTCCCCAACTAAGCGGGTTAATGTTAAATTCTTTTTCATAAAAACTTACCTTTTCCTCGAGTTCGGCACGTTTCCCTTCTTCTTCCAACATGTGTCTGTCAAGAAGATTTGTAATCTGTTTATCTGCCAGCAACATTTGTTCTTCAAGGCTCTCCAGTCTATCCAATAACTTATAGCCAGACCAGCCGAGCATACCGACCAGAACAAATAACTGCCCCAACCACTTGAGATTAAGGCTGATGACAGCGTTATCGTCAATAATAGTGCTATTGTAACTTCTTGCTGTCTTAGGTGAGCCACCCATCGTCTCTCAAGTATTGTTCATTTGAATTTGCAATGTAAATATATTTAATGGGTATTCCATATGAAGTATTTATATTTTCCTTCATCTTATTGTTAGCTTCCTAATACTCAATTTATTATAATTTTTAAATATTATAATATTCATCTCATTGTGACCTTATTATTTACTAATTTATGTTTTACAATATCAATGCGCCCATTACCACCTGAATGCTTTTTAGCACATTCTTTGACAAATTCTTCTTCGCAAGTCTGGAACGAATCACTACGCTTAGTGATTTCTCCATCCACCCATAAGAAATAATCTTTTGCAGCAGATGGGTATGTAAGTGAACTCATAGAACCGTCAGCCAGTTTAATGGTCTTGGTCATTTCTGGCTTGTTGTTTAAGTGTAGCACAACATCGTGATCTTGGGCGCATCGTCTTACAATCATTCTTCTGCTTCAACCCCTTCGGGTTCTAATAGTTCACGAAGTTCGTTCACGCTTTTTTGATGCTTTTCCACAAATACCTTTTCACACTCCATTAATTGTTCTCTCATAAATAAGTTTGTTTGCAGCTTGTTTTGAACATCTTGAACGTGATCATTGTATCTCATTGTTTGTGCAGCAAGTTCCTTTTGAGAATCGGTCATCTTATCTATTTCATATTCCTTTCCATCAAAATTGAGCATTGCTGGCTTTTCTTTTTTTGTTTTAGCCATTATTGACTCCTTGTTTGTTAGTTCCCATTATTGGGAAGTTATTTATGCGTCTTCTAATTCCTTTACTCTTGCTGTTAATTCCTGTACTGCTTTAATGAGTGGTATTACAAAAGAAGCTTTGGATAATTCCTGCTGTCCATTATCGCCAACTTTCCATCCTCCAAATGTGTCACACCCAGCTTTATCCAATGATTCTTTTACTTCCTGTGCAATCATACCGTGCATCACAACATCTGTATTCACATCAACATAAACCTTGTTGCCGTCTTCATCAACTTTAAAATGTCCCCATTCATCTGGATGTTCTTCAGCGGGTTTCCATTGAAATGTTTTAGTTTTTAAATCATTGATAAATGATAATCCCAATGAATCCTCTTTAATATTTCTTTTCTTTCTTATATCTGATGATTGAGCCCATGTTCCATCGGCATCAAAATCAACAGTAATAATTGCTCCATTTTTACCCATTACGGCATCGTTTGTTCCTGCTGTTATATCATCTCCAATAGCAATACCATACTGTGCAGTAACTTCAGTAGAATATCCAATCGCAATTTGGTTATCAACAGCCGCCGCTACATCTGAATCATTCCCAATAGAAGTGTTTTTATCTCCTGTAGTGCAACTATTTCCCGAACCACCACCTACAAAAGTATTTCTCTGCCCTTCTGTAATAGCTCCACCAGATACAAAACCCACTGCAACATTATGCAACGCACCATCCAATGCATCGTTCATAGCCGCTTTACCCACAATGGTATTATAACTTGAAGCAGTATTTGCCCAAGTACCACCACCAGCTCCAGACCCTATAACGGTATTTGATAAATTTGCTAAACCACCACCATCGTGAAGTGCCTCATAACCTATCATAGTATTATCATTTCCTGCTACTTCTTCAGCTCCTGCGGTATATCCCACAGCCGTATTCCCAGCACCAGATGTGAGGGCTGTGAGAGCAGATTTTCCGATTGCTACACTTCCAGATACACCAGTAGTAGTATTACTTGAATGTCCTTTTAAAGCATCATAACCAATCGCAACACAATCAGCAACAGCAATCCCAGCTTTAGTATCAGTCATAGCATTAAAACCAATAGCCACATTCCTTAGAGCAGTAGTGGCTGTAAGGAGAACATTTGAACCAACCCCGATATTATGTGTGCCAGTAGTTATTCCACCAAGTGAATTAGCACCAACAGCGGTATTATGTACAGAGCCATCTGTTCCTGTTTGTGATGTCAATGCCGCATATCCAATAGCCGTACTGTAATCTCCATCAACTTCGGCATCGAGGGCTTGGTATCCTACTGCTGTATTTTGTTGCCCAGTAGTGAGGGAGGCAAGGGCAGATGTTCCGATTCCAATCTGACCATCATAAGCATTACCACCACCAGTAACTGTAAGAGAATCCCCCGCTGATGAGCCGATAAAAATAGAGTGATTTGCAGTAGTAATTGAATCGCCAGCATTTACACCAACACAGACATTACTGCCTCCAGTAGTGACTGCTGTTAAAGTATTTTTACCTATTCCTGTGTTACCATTGTTTGCATTTCCATTAACACCTAATCCTGAATTTGCACCTATATATGTATTATTATCACCAGTGGTATTTTCACTACCAGCTAAACTCCCAAAGTAAGTATTGTGAGTTGCTCCACTTTCAATATCCTGTCCAGCTAAATACCCAAATATTGTCGTTGAAGTAACTGCACTAATATCATTATTCCCGAGCGAGATTCGGGAGTTGGCATCGACTAAAAGTTTAATCGAATTATTTACATATAATGATGTCTGAACATCAGTTTCAGCTCTAACTGCCCAGTTACCATCATCATCTAAAAAACCTATATTAGTAGCTTCTGCATAAATAGAACCATCCTTCGTTCCATCACTACCCGCAAAATCAACTTGTGAATGGGTCGACCCACCCGTAATAACCAAATTGACTGCACTACCAGATTTAATGCGTAGATGCTCTGATTGAGCCGCATTACCATCAGTTGTATAAAATACCATATCAGCACCATTCTCATCAGCCGCCCAAAGAGCATCTGTTACTGCTTCAATTCTTGCTCCAACTGTTATCGTATTGCTTGAATCTTCAGCACCACCAAATTCAATAACACCAAGTCTACTGCCTGACTGCATCAATGCACCATCATCAGATTGTAGTCTTAGAATACCACCTTGAGTAGATGAATCTGCTGTGGGGTTATCAATACAAATAGTGGTTGTTGATAGTTGCATTGCGAAGGTTGTGCCATTATCACCATCTTTTACTGGAACTAAAGTTGTTGTATTGCCGCCACCATCAGTATCTACATGAAGCAGTTGTTCATATGATGATGCAATAGTTTGTCCTGTTAATGTTGCCATAATATTATCCTATTCATTAAATTTTTATACTATATCTTCCCACTTCCGTTCCTCTCTTTCCCATACATCATTGAGATTCACAGAGTTCCATAGATCACGAGCCAACCTTGCGGTTTGTGTGATTACGGATTGAAGTTTTAATCTTAAACTAAGCATCAGCCTACATATGCTATACAAGCACCTGACGCTAATTGAAATCCCGTCCATCTACCGAAGATTGTCATTCCCTGGGGAAATGTTTCACCATCAATGGCCGCACCACCATTTGCATCAATCAATGTGCCTGTGCCAGCATCATCTGGAAATAAT